TGTTGGCACACAGATAACCCGTATACAGAAATACTGGGAAATCTACTTCCTCCTGTACTCCATCCATTGCCAGCTTGTTATATTTTTTATATGTTTCCGGGCATTTCTCCCGGAGTTTTAATAATCGTCCAAAGGTCAGGCACATTTCCACTTCCTGGCCATCGTTCAATTCTAATTTTCGAAAAGTAGCTCTATCTTCCATGTTGTTCTCCTAAAAATCTCCGGAGCACACACCCCGGAGATCATTCTGACACTATTTCTTTTTGGTTGTTCTCTTTGCTTTTTCCGGCTTTTGTGTGCCGGTATCTTTTTGAACAGGAGCAGGTTCTTCCGTTTTAACTGGTTCTGCTTCCTGTTCAACCGATTCTTTCTCTGGTTCATCTTTCTCAACCGGTTCGATCAGTCTGTTTTTTGACATGATCTCATCATAACGCTCTGGTGTACATTCAAATACTTCCCCAGGCTGGCGCACTGCCTTTTCCTGCCTGTCGATGAACTTCTTCAATACTTTTACTTTCATGAGTGTTACTCCTCCTACATTTTAGGAATAGAGGAATGCATCGTCTCCGGATCAAATTTTGACATCCAATTATTTTTCACAGTTTCCTCTTTCAGTTCAGAATCCAGTGCCTCATACACCCCATTGCCATAATCATCCGGCATGACAGAAATCTCAAGGTCTACCTCTTTGACTTCCTCTGATCCGTTTTCAATGGAACGGCTCACACCGGATTCCATGATGCACCGTGGATATGCCTTGTACTTTTTGTTTCCGTCCTCATCATATACTTCCTGTGTCACGCAAAACTCCGGATGTGTGCTTGACTGTCCGTAAGCACGTACTCCGTCAATCAGTCCTTCTACCTTCATGCCAAACATTCCATCGTAAATATCTTTCGGCACATGCATGGAAATTGACAGTTTTCCTGTTCCGGATCCCTTTACACGTGTTTTTACTTCAATCCCACGGCATTTCTTTGTAACTTTACGGACATCCATTTCCTCACTACAGGATCCTACACAGCTCGCTTCCGTTGCTGCTTGCTCATTTGCAAATTTGATTGCCATTCTTCTGAGTTCATATTCTGAAAATACTGCTGATGCTGCCACTTTCTTATCCTCCTATTTCTTTCACCAGTGCAGATACACACTGATCTATAATTTTTTCTGTTGCTTCTTCCGCGCCCCTGCGCATAAATTCCTGATCGCCATTATGGCGATAGGTGTTTTCACCGTCATCTGGAAAATACAGGTAATTATACGGTGTTTTGGTTTTGACCACGACATACAGATTCCCCTGTTCCTCACGGAATGGCTGCGATACCTTTGCCGGTTTCTTTTTTCCTTTCCATGTGCGCCCCGATTCCGGTATTAACGGGGTAATATGGTCAATGATCTCCTGCCCTGCGTAATTATGCAGCACATCATTGATGATCTTTTCTGCCTGTTCTCCAGTCTGTGCGATACGGTTTGCCAGTTCATCAATCTCTGTCGCATCAATCTTCCACATATCAGCGTCCCTTCCGTACTTTTGTGAACGGAATATCCAGCACTTCTACTGCCGCACCTGTTCCCGGTTTGATCGTATACGCATAAGTACTTTCATCTCCCAGTTTTACACCCGGTAATTCCAGCACCTTTTCAATCACCGTTTCTTCCAGTCCTTCCGGAATCTCATTCTCCCGGACGACTGCCACGTGGAATGTCACTATGTGGCTCGTTCTGTTCTCTGAACTGGTACGCTTATCGCGGAAAAATACGATATAGTTCCACAGCACTGTCTCATCCAGCTTCCCGGCACATCCATAGAACACCATTGGATCTATTTCTTCCAGTTTTTCACGGATTTTTTCATTGAATGACATCTATTCCTCCAATTCCCTGATTTTTTCCAGATACATGTAGTATTCCGTCTCATTCCGGTCAATATATTCCACAGAATAAAGTGTTTTTCCGATCACAGCGAAGCATCCGCTGTGCAACCCTTTCTCCATCTGCGGTCTCTGTGTCCTGATCTTAAGGGACAGGCTGAAACTGTTCTGATCGGCAAATTCCTGATCCTGCTGCCGTCTGGATGTTTCCCCATATGCCAGTCGGATCAGGAAATCCAGATCATTCAAACTCTGAACATTGGTATTTCTTGTCAGTGTCTCTTTTTTCCGCTGGTAGATCCCGACATAACCGTCATGATACTTCGCTTTTTTTCTGTTCATTCGCTGCTGCCACCTCATTCCTTCTTCTGACCTTAAGAATGTCGCTCAGATAATTCTTTTCGAACTCATCCGGCACATCATTCCAACAATACAGGCAGTAATTCTCAAACAACATTTTTGCCGTTCCCGGTCTCAGGAATGCATCCGGGGATGGTTCCCCGGACATTCCAAGCAGGTCATGCATGTGCACAATGGCATCTTCCGTGATGGAAGAAATACGTTCATCCGTATCTTTATCATTCCATGTGATCTTGCAGATATTCCGCACATTGTATTCAAGATCTGAGTTTGTCATTTCCTACCCCTTAAGCTGTGACGGTTTCGTTTCTGACTGTGATATAAGCCGGATCCAGTTCAGAAATATCCAGAAGCACCGCAACTGTATTGTCCCACGCTTTGCCGGTGCCATGCAGTTTGATCTTGTATGTTCTCTGGTCTTCAAGGAATTTATAAGAATCGTCATACTCAATGGCACCGTCTTTATTGGTTCCAAGCCCAAGGAAATATTCCTCTGGCAGACACAGGATAGCTTCACCGGTTTCTACTTCATTACTGATTACCGGATCCGTTGGAAACGGGAAGATATCTTTTGTGTAAGTACCTGCTGCATTCAGTACAGTAGTTGCCGGCATAACTTTCTGTAAATAATCTTTCATGTTGCAGATCAGTGTCACAGATGTAAAGTTACGCATACCGCCATTTTCTGTCTCTACCAGCTGAGAGATTACATTGCCATACTCTTTCGGCTCAAAACTTTTCAGTTTTACTGCTGTTTTCTTTGCATATCCGGAGCTTGGATTCATGCTTGTTGATTTTCCGATGTTTCGGTCAAGACCAATCGGGCAGTTTAACCCATTACCGTCAACGATTGCTTTCTCCAGAGAGATTGCAATGGATTCTTTCAGGATGGTGCGGATATAGTTATCCAGGAATGCCGGTCCCAGATCTAACATATCCTTTGGAATCACGGTGTAGGCGGTCAGTTTATAAAGTGTCAGTGATACTTCACGGAAGCTGGATTCCAGTTTCTTGGTGATTTCCCCATTGATTGGTCCCCACACTGCAGTCTGTTTGGTATGATCGTTCAGAATCCATCTGGTGAGGTATTTCACGTCCTGGAAATTGATCTTGCTCAGGAGTGCATGTTCCTGTGTCAGTTCGCGGAACACATCTTCAATGATGGTTTCCGGCATTGCCCCTTCTGTGCTGAGGAGTGAAGTGAACTCCTGTCTTGGATCTGCTGCTTTTCCCGCTGTGATCATCTTCTGGTAGAACTCTGTCTCTGCCCCTGTCAGCTGACGGTAGCCTCGCTGTGCCAGTGCTGCCCTGTCGCCTGCTGCCATTTCGTAATCCGCTTTGACGGATTCCACTACGGACTCATGAAACTGCTCCCATGCCTGTTTTACGGCATTTTCATCTCCGGACTTCATAGCCGCCTGTAATGCCACAATTGCTTCTTTCTGTCTTGTTCTGTTTGGATTTCCTAACATTTTTGTCCTCCTGCTTTATGAAAAAATATTAAAAAATGCATCCATCATGGACGCATCTTCCGGATCATCTTTTTGGTTTTCTCCGACCAGTTCCTCAAATTCTTTCAGTGTGTCGGAAAAATCATCTTTCTGGAACTTTTCTCTCATCTTACGGATATTCTGCAACGGTTCATCCGGTACGATCAGTGGATCATCCGTTTCACGACCGGCAATTTCATCAATGAAACCATATTCCAGTGCCTTATCCGGTGTCAGAATGGTTTCTTTTTCCATCATCTGCTGCAGTTCATCCTCTGTGATATTTTTCGCGCGCTGCATAAACAGTGCACGTGATGATTTCATCATTTCATCCAGCTTGTCCGCTTCTGCACGAAGCTCTGCGGCATTTCCTGCCGTGCATACCCACATTTCATGGATCAGTGCACTGGTTCCCTCGCCCATTACACGCTTATCACAAGCCTGTAAGATTACAAACGCAATACTGTGAGCTACACCATCCACATAGCCTGTCTTATGCGCTCCATGGCGCTTCAACTGGTTGTAAATTGCCGTACCTTCCTTGACACTGCCGCCGTTGGAATTTATGTACAGACAGATTTCATCTGTTTCCGGAATCTGCGCCAGTTCTTCCTGAAAATGTTTTGCACTGGTTTCTGAGTCATCTCTGGTCCATGTTTCCCAGTTCCAGTCACCTTTTTCCTCAATGTCATCATACAGGTAGATGTTGTGTACTTTTCCCTGTGTGTTGAACATGTAGTACAGTTTTGGGAGTTTTCCCATTACTCAGTCCCTCCTTCTGCCGGTTTTGCCTGATCTTCCACCCGGCTGTAGTTATTTGTCATCCAATGCTGTCGGCTCCATGTTTCGTTTAATGGCATTAATCCGTTTTCCTCACGGACTTCATCAATGCACATCACTCCTGAAGCAATCAACTTATCACTGCTGGTTGCCATATCGAACAGATCACGGTGTTTTACTTTTCCTGTATAACATTGGTAATAATTTCCCCGCAGGTATTCCTCTTTTGTTGCACGCTTATTTAACACTGCGGTGATCGCATCCGCAAATGGATCTACTGCAAATGTCAGGAACACATCCCCGATGTCTTTTACATTAGTTACCTGTCCGGTCATCAATGATTGCGGGATTTTAAATGCCTGTCCGACAATGTTAAAAATATCTTCCCTGAGCTTGATCAGGTCTGTGCTGTCCTTTGCGGATTTATTTCCGGATTCCTCTTTCAGTTCCTCGCCATCATATTCTACGTAGGTCGCATATTCGTTCTGCATGTACGCTTTGATGTTTTCAGCAATGACATTCTGATACTCATTGGCAAATTCAGTATCTCCCGTCTTCACACTGTCGACTTTAAGTTTGAACTTTCGCCCGTTCGTGTCCCGGAATGCCCGTGCTGCTGTTTCCAACAGTTTCCCATATTCTGCATACAATCCATTGATCACACTGCAGATATTTTCATCTTCCATTTTGAACAGGTAAACTTCCTCTGCCCGAAAAATGCGATCCATCTGGAAGCCACCAGACAGAACTACACCATCATACAGATTTCCAAGCACCGGACGTTCCTGCCGGATGCTGAAACTTTCCGCACAATGCAGTTCTCCATTAATTTCCACCACCAGTGCACCTTCCGGATTCCGGATCATTTTGTTGATCACACGGTGCCAGAACAGCGTGCTGTTCTCATTTTTGTTTGGTGCCACATTTAATGTAAAATAATCCTCATTGATTACCGGACGGTTATTAGAAAACACCCGGAACTCACTCAGGCTAATCGCATTGGCGATCAATGATGCCGCCGTATAAATGGCAGCTTCCCGAAAATAAATCTGTTCCGGTACTTCAATGGCTATCGTTTCCGAAGATCCGATTTTTACTTTTCCTAAGAATTTTCCCAGGAAATCAAATACTTTCAATTCACATTCCCCCTTCTGATCAGCAGATAGTTCTTAATCTTCCACCAATCTTTACACGCACTTTTATCTTGTCTTCCTGCGTCATGGCTGCTGCAAATGCCATAAAACCGTCTGTTTTTCTGCTTTTTGGTTCGATTTTTTTATATTCCACATTTCCCTTGTCATTGATTTCTGCTTTCACATTCCAGGTATACCACCGCATAATCGTACTGGTTCCCCATGTCAGTAATTTCTTTGAGAAAATAAAACCGATCGTAACCGCCACTTTCATCAGATCAGAAGGGCGGATTAGTTTTACATTTCCCTTTTCCGGGGTAAATCCGATATCTTTCAGTGCATCTTTCATCAAGCTGTATCTGAAATTATCAATCACGATCATCTCAATGGTAAATCTCTTTGCCTGTTCTGCCAGCCATTCGGTAATAAGCCGCGGATCAATTTCTGTATCTTTTACAAAAGTTAACACACCGTCTTCCTCTGCCTGTTTCAATGGATATTTGATTCTGGGAAGATCAAGCGATTGTTCGCATACCCATGTGTGATGAATCCAAAAACGTTTATCTCCATCTTTGAACAGTAAACCTGCTGCAGTAAAATCACTCGACATGGAAAAGTCTATTCCGACTACGCAGCTATACCCCTGCAATTTTGTTTCATCAATTTCACAGGTTGCAGCCACCAGGTTCTCCCATGCTGTAACGCTGCTTTCTGTTTCCATTTTTGGTCTGTTCATTCGTTTTGTCAGAAATGCGGAATTATTCACCGGATCACTTTTATATTCCTCATACTCCAGTTCCATTTCATGAAGCAAGGTCGGAAAATATTGCAACGATGGATTTGCCATATACCAGTTTTTCTTGTCTTTTACCTGTTCTTCTGCATTTTCTCCAAGCCTGCAGATAAATGGCAATTCCCCGTTATCGTTTCTTCTTCCATGCAAAACATCCAGTTTTTCGTTCAGTTTTGCATCCAACGGACCGTCCCTGACATCACCATTTGTCGTGATGATCGTTTTTCTCGGATGTGCTACTTTTCCAAGACCCGTTGTCACAACATTGATCAGTTTATAATCCTGATACGCATGGTATTCGTCAAAATCAACCTTTCCGGGGCGACCACCGTCTTTTGTTCCCGGTGCTTTTGTGTGATATTTCAGGGTTGATCTGGTTCGCAGATTCGTAATTTCTTCCAGATTCCACTTAAAATAATTTTTAAAATATATTTTATTGGACTCCAGAATCTCATAAACATCTTTGAATGTCGCCTTTGCCTGGTCCTCAGATGTT